CTTCTCCCCCGGACGTTCCTGGACGTCCAGGAACGTCCGGGGGAGAAGCGGGACACGGAGGGTCACGTCACCATCGGTAACAAGGTGTACGCCGTGGGGCCCAGGTACCGGGACCGGTACGGGGATCTCTGGGACACGGGCATGGTGAACGGCGTGGCCCGCGCGGTATCCGCTGGGTTCCGCGTGCGGTCCTTCTCCAACACGCTGGCCGCCGTGGTCAACTCCTACGGGCCGTTGACCCGTATCAACTGACCCACCCAAGGAGGGACCAGCTACTCACGTGAGTAGCTGGTCCCTTTTCGTGTTTGGAGACTCATGGCAACCGTGACTCAGCGAGTAATCGACAGGATCTATAGCCCTCCGCTGGGGACCATCCGGGAGGCCGGCCCCGGGGTGGAGTTCATCGTGTTCCGCTCCGCCACCCAGCGGAACGACTGGCCCCGTATCTGGGAGGCCCTGGGAGTGGCGTACGTCCGTGGCGCCACGGTGGGGCTGAGGGGGGACTGACATGGGCCCCTGGGAGGAGTGGCTGGACAAACTCATGGACGTCAACAAGTTCCGTGTTCGCAAGGTGGGGGGCCGCTGGCGTGTCTACGCGCCCGGGTACGTCCTCCGCACCGTGGCCGTTGCTGACTCTTGGGAGTCAGCTATGAGCTACGCCACCAAGCTGGCCAAGAGGAGGACCCGATGAGGGCATACCGCAAGACCACCAGGCATCCCGTGTGTCTGTACTTCACGGACCAGGAGGCCCTCCGCCTGGTCCAGGAACTCACCACGGCGTACCCCGTGGAGGACTGGTCAGACATGCCGATGATGACCAGGCTCCTGAACGCGCTGGAGACCACCCGCAAGGGGGGTCACCGTGGCTAACCCGTCCAAGGCCCGGGGGACTGCCTGGGAGTCCGCTATCCGGGACTACCTGAACGAATCGCTGGGCCTCTACTGGCCGGACTGGCGGGAACGCAAGCGCAACGGGATGACCCAGTGGCGCAACCCCATGGACCCCGCCAACATCAAGCGCCAGGCCCAGGAGGGCGCCAAGGACGTGGGGGACCTCCACGCCTGGCCGTTCGTCCTGGAGGCCAAGGACGTCAAGAATCCGGCCGTACCCGCGTGGATGCGCCAGGCCCGGGTGGAGGCGTTCAACGCTGGGTTTCCGTACTACGTGGTGTGCCACAAGCTCCGGGGCCGCCACGTGTCGCACGGGTGGGTGTACCTGGACGTTCGGACGTTCACCGCTGTCCGTCTGGCGCTGGGCATGCCGGCCCGTGAGTTCTGGGATTGGTACGGGTTCGTGGATTCCAAGCCCCTCCGGGGTATCGACACGTCGCGTTGGTACTGGGGGACCAGCATGGCCCACCTGGCCCAGATCATCGGGGACGTACGGGAGGCTGGCAGCAAGTGAGCAACTATGAGATCCGGGTACAGGAGCCCAGCGACGTAGCCAAGTCGTACGGCATGGATTACCCACTGTTCGTCGTCTGGGACACGGTGACGGACAAGCGTGTCCCGTTCGGCAACTACCGCGAACGTGCCAGGGCCGTGGAGCGCGTACAGCGCATGGAGTCGCGGGCCACGGGCCGCTGACCCCAGAGACCCCAGCGAACGGAAGGAATCACATGATCTTCAAGGACATCCTGGCCCGGTTCGCTGAGGTGACGGAGGAGGCGGACGGGGGTTACCTGGCGCGTTGCCCGGGACACGACGACTCCAGTCCGTCCCTCCGGATCTGGCGTGGGGAGGACCTCAAGGTCCGGCTCACGTGCCGTGCCGGTTGTGACACCAAGGACGTCATCAAGGCCGTTGACCTCTCCTGGGAGGCCCTGTTCAACGCTGAGGGGGAGGGCTCCACGGTCGCCAAGGAGCCCCCCTCCCTGGTCTCCCGCCCGTCGCTCCTGGCCTCCCTGGCCCGCTACGTGGACGACACGGCGGAGGGCCTGGCGGACCCGGAGGACGACACGGCGGCCAAGGCCCGCACGTATCTGGCCGTACGGTTCGGCGTGGACCAGGACCTGGCCAGTGATCTGGAGCTGGGCGTGGACGACGGCCAGGCGGCCCCGTATTTCACCGCACGCTCCGCCGCTTACCGGGCGTTCCCCCGTCTCACGGTCCCCCTCATGAACTTTGAGGGGAACCCCCACGGCCTCCAGGGTCGGGACCTCTCCGGGGACTGCCCCGGGAGGTGGGTCTCCCTCAAGAACCCCAAGGGGGAGCGCTGGGGCCAGTACGGCGTGTTCCGGGGTCAGGGAGGCTACGGGGTCACCATCGTCTCTGAGGGCCCCGGAGACGGCCTTACGGTGGCCGCCGTGGGCTACGACGCCGTGTGCATCCGGGGGGCCGCCCTCACGGCCTCCCCCGAACTGCTCAAGGAGCTTGCCCATGGCCTCCAGGGTCAGCTTGTCATCGTGGCCGGAGATGGGGACAAGGCCGGCCAGCGCTTCAACCGTGCCCTTGCGGAGGGGCTTGGCGCGCACGGTATCCAGGTCCGTTCCCTGGCGCTCCCTGGGGGTGCCGGTGACGTCACGGCCTGGCGCGAGTCAGACCCTCAAGGCTTCCCGTTCGCGCTCCACAAGGGCGTCAAGGAGGCCGGCCCGGTACCCCCAGCGGATGGTCCTGGCGATGAGCCCTCCGCCTCCGTGGCCGTGGAGCGAACTGGAACGGTAACCGTCTCGTCGGACCAGGGCGTAGAGGCCCTGGAGCTCCTCAAGGCACTCACGAACCGGTACGGAGCGTCCGACACGCTGAACGCTCACGCGCTGGTGGCGTGGACGGACGGCCGGATCAAGTTTGCTCCGGGTCTGGGGTTCTACGTGTGGAACGGCCAGGTCTGGGAGCGTTCGGAGGTCAAGGTCCGGCAGGAGATTCACCGCATGGGGGCCGCCCTCATGCTCTCCGGTTCGGAGGAGGGCCGTAAGGCGTCCAAGGGCTTCACCATGAGGACGAACATCGACAACCTCATGGTGGAGCTCCGCAGCGTCCCCAGCGTCCACGTGGATGCGGCGGAGTTCGACTCCAAGCCGGACCTCCTCAGCTTCCGGAACGGCACGGTGGAGCTCCGCACGGGGACGCTGCGGCCCCACGCCAAGGAGGATCTCCTCACCTACTGCCTCACCATCGACTATGACCCGGACGCCAAGTGTGGCCGGTGGGAGTCGTTCCTGGCGGAGATCTTCCCGGAGAACCCGGATCTGGTTCCGTACGTCCAGCGTCTGGTGGGCTACGGCATCACCGGGTACACCGACGAACAGTGTTTCTGTGTGCTCTGGGGGAAGGGTGCCAACGGTAAGAGTGTCCTCACGGACACCCTCACGGACGTGTTCGGGGCCATCTCCAAGACCACCCCGTTCTCCACGTTTGAGGAGAAGCCCTCCGGCGGCATCCCGAACGACATCGCGGCCCTCCGGGGCTCCCGCCTTGTCATGGCCAGCGAGGGTGACAGCGGTAAGGCCATGTCGGAGGCCATCCTCAAGCGGGCCTCCGGTAAGGACAAGATGACGGCCCGGTTCATGCGCCAGGAGTTCTTCACGTTCACCCCCACGTTCCTCATCATGTTGGCCACCAACCACAAGCCCAAGTTCCGGGGCCAGGATGAGGGTCTCTGGCGACGCGTCAAGATGATCCCGTTCAAGCGTTGGTTCGCTCCGCACGAGAGGGACTACACGCTGGACAAGAAGCTCCAGGCGGAGGCGGAGGGCATCGCTGCCTGGGCCGTCCGTGGGGCCGTGGAGTGGCTCGCAAACGGCCTCCAGGACCCGGAGAGCATCACGGCGGCCAGCAAGGAGTACCGGGAGACGTCGGACGCCCTGGCGGGGTTCCTCCCGGGCGTCATGGTCAAGGATGACTCCGCTCCGCCGCTGAACGGTACGGAGGCGTTTAACGCCTACCTGGACTGGTGTGAGGCGGAGAACCTCCCTGCCCGGGAGCGCTGGACGCGTCGGACCTTCTACGACGCGATGGAGGAGCGCGGGATCACCCGTAAGAAGACTGCCAAGGGTATTGCGCTGGTAGGTGTCGCCATGGCGCACGCCCCGGTGGCCGTGGCCGGCCCGGGGATCTTCTCCCAGTCCTGACACACCAGACAACCAAGGGACCAGCCACTCACGTGAGTGGCTGGTCCCTTCACGTGAGGAGAGATCTTGACCATTCGAGTGTTGGACCTCTGCTGTTGCTCCGGGGCCGTCAGTAAGGGGTTCATGGATGCCGGAGCGGAGTACGTGGAGGGTTGGGACATCGTGGACCGACCCAGGTACCCGTACGCGTTCCACCAGGGGGATGCGCTGGAGGTCCTCCGGGACGTCGCGTACCTCCGGACGTTCGGCTTCATTCACATCTCCCCGCCGTGCCAGGCCAAGTGCACGCTCACGCTGGGTTCGAACGCCCGGTTCGGTAAGACCTACGTGGACATCTACCCGGAGGTCCGGGACCTGATGTACGCCAGCGGCGTTCCGGGGTCCATAGAGAACCCCAGTAGCCGGCCGGACATGGTCCTTTGCGGAGAGATGTTCGGTCTCGGCGTCATCCGTCACCGCAAGTTTGAGCTGGTGAACTGGTCCGCCTCCAAGCCTGTTCACGTCAAGCACCGGGGGCGTGTCCGTGGTTGGCGTCACGGCGTGTACTACGACGGCCCGTACGTCCAGGCGTACGGCAACGGTGGCGGTAAGGCGGACGTGCCGGAGCTCCAGGAGGCCATGGGAATCCACTGGACCGACGTCCGAAAGGAGCTCACGGAGGCAATCCCGCCGGCGTATGGGGAGTACATCCTCCGGCGCTTCCTGGCCGCCTGACTCAGATCACCAAGGGACCAGCCACTCACGTGAGTGGCTGGTCCCTTCTTGCGTAAGGAGAGACCAAGTGCGCGCGTACAACCACGGCATTGCCGGTGACAACGTAACGGTGTTCGTCCCGGAGACCCCCGGGGATCTGGTCCACTTCAAAGACTGGTGGGCCCACTCGAACAGCCACATCGCGCTGGACACGGAGACCACCGGCCTTGACATCTTCTCCGTCGGCCATCGCCTCCGTACGGTCCAGTTCGGGGACGCCAACACGGCGTGGGTCATCCACTGGGAGCGTGGGGGCCTGTTCGTGGAGGCCGTGGTGGAGTTCTTCCGCCGCTTCCGCCGTACCCTCCTCATCCATAATGCCCCGTATGACTGGCTGGTTCTGGGCCGACACACCGGCCTACGTCTGGAGTGGCTTGCCGGACACACCCGGGACACCCAGGTCCTGGCCAAGCTGGTGGACCCCCGCCAACCCCAGGAGGGCGGCATCGGGGCGGCCCTCAAGCCTCTCAGTGCCTTCTACGTGGACCCCACGGCCCCCGACACCCAGGGGGATCTCACGGCGGTGTTCCGCTCGCTGGGCCTCACCAAGGCCACCGGGTGGGCCGGTATCCCGCTGGACCACCCGACCTACAACCTGTACGCCGGCCTGGACGTCATCCTCACGGCACGCCTGGCCCCCATCCTGGAGGCGGAGCTGGATCGCCTGGGGGTCCGTCCTGTCCTGGTGGAGTACGAACATGAGGTACTCCACATCTGCGCTGAGATGCAGCGCAAGGGCATGGTCCTTGACCTGGAGTACGCGGAAACCCTCTCCAGCAAGTTGGCGGAGATTGAGGACCAGTACAGCAAGGTGGCCCGGCGCTACGGCGTGGAGTCCGTCAACGCTCCGAAGCAAATTGCGGAGGCCCTCCTGGGCATGGGGGAGGACCTCATCCTCCCGGGCAACACGGCGCCGGAGTACACGGCCGGCGGAGCCATCAAGGTGGACAAGCCGGTTCTGTTCTACCTGGCGGACCTGGACACCAAGGACGGCTCCCGCCTGAACGTCCGCAAGCCCAACCCCCTGGCGGAGGCCATCATCCGGGCCAAGAGGTCCGGCAAGTGGCGCAAGACGTACGCGGACACGTTCCTGGAGACCGTGGACCCAGACGGACGCATCCACCCGAACATCCAGACCCTCCAGGCCCGCACGGGACGTATGAGCGTCACCAGGCCGGCCCTCCAGACCCTCCCGTCATCGGACCAGATGATCCGTAGGGCCCTCCTGGCGGAGGAGGGTGGCGTCATGATCTCCACCGACTTTGCGGCCATCGAAATGCGCGTGTTGGCCGCACTGGCGGACGTGAAACAGATGAAGCGGGCCATCCTGGCAGGGGAGGACCTCCACGAGTACACGGCGCGTCTCGTGTTCGGAGACGGGTTCACCCCCAAGCACCGGAAGCTCTGTAAGGGCGTGGGGTTCGGCAAGGTCTACGGGGGCGGCGCGGCCACCATCGCGCGTCAGACCGGTGCGCCTATGGAGGACGTCCAGCGGGCCATCCGGGCGTATGACCGTGTGTACCCGGAGATCAAGCGCGCGTCTGCTCGCTGGCAGCGTGATGCGTTCGCCAACGGGATGGTGACCATCTCCGCCACCGGCCGGCGTCTCCCGCTGGACCGGGACCGTACGTACGCCGTGGTGAACTACGCGTGCCAGAGTGCGGCCCGTGACTGCCTGGGCCAGGCCCTGGTGACGATGAAGGAGAAGGGCCTCCTGGAGTACCTCCGCCTGCCCATCCACGATGAGGTCCTTGCGTCGGCCCCCAAGGAGGACGCTGCGGACGTCGCGCGGGCCATTGAGGAGTGCATGACGTTCAACCTGTTCGGTGTCCCGGTGGCCGCTGAGGCGGAGATAGGCAAGCGCTCTTGGGGCTCCCTCTACGGGGCGGACTACTGAGCCCCTACTTGTGAGGGAGTTGTGAACGGTCCTCCACATCCTCATGGACGTGGAGGACCACCTCCTCACGTGAGTAGCTGGTGTTCCGCCTCACATCGGGCAAGAATTTTTCGAACACGCCCCAACCGGCAAGATCAAGGCCCGGACCCCCTATACCGAAGGTAACGATGCCTCCGGAATAGGGGGTTCCCTTCGTTCCCAAGGTGGATGTCAAGTCACGCCTTGGATTTTCACGCATCCATCACAACCGCCGGCACGTCTAGTAGGTGAATCGGGGTTGTGTGCACCTACTCACGCGTGTTCCTATCCGATCGAACACCACATCTCACGGGGTGCGCACTCCGTGAGCTGGGACCGGACTAGGGCTTGGTTCCCCATGCCCATCTGCCTCCGCATCCGGAGGTCCTAGCTCACGCTTGCGCATGCCGTAGCGCCACGCCCTTGTCCGGGCCGCTCACACCAGAGCACATGCCAACAACGGACACGGGAGTAGACAGTGGCGCTTACCGCCAAGACCATCACGGACGCCAAGGCCGGAGACCTGGAGGCCGTCCAGGCCGTCACGGCGGCCACGGACCGCATCATCGGTTCCCTGGCCAACGATGCCGCCAACAAGGGCGGCAAGGGCCACATGCACGTGGCCACGCTAAAGGAGGAGCTGGAGGCGGAGGGTCGCCTGGCACTCTGGGAGGCCATCTCCCGCTGGGAGGGTGACCACCACTCCGGCGCCACCCCGGAGACGTTCCTGTTCCAGCGCATCAAGGGCGCCATCCACGAGTGCCTCCAGCGCACGGTGAACCCCGGTGCGGACCTGGACGCCCTCCGTGTCTTCACCCAGTGCCTCCGGGTGGCGGACGGGAACCTGGACCTGGCCGCTGAGCTTTGCACAACCCTCCCGGAGAAGGGCCGCCGGCTCTCCCTGGATAGGGCCCAGGCGGCCAAGTTGGCATACCAGGGGGCCCGGAGCCTGGACGCTCCCCTCCCGGGTTCGGAGGACGGCTCCCAGACCCTGGGGGACACCCTGGCGGAACTGGTCCCCTATGACGTGCCGGAGGACCTCCTGGACCCCAGCGACGTCACGGCCCGCCAGCGCACTCTCCGGCTGACCATCTTCCGTGCCGTGTTCGGCTCCCTCTCGGAGTTCCGCCAGGGCGTCCTCAAGATCCGGGCGGAGTACGGCCAGGGCGTGGACCTGGACATGGACACGGAGGACGTCCGGGAGATGGCCCGGGACCGGGGCCTCAAGGGTGAGGGCATCCTCCCCGCCCGTGAGGAGGTCAACGACGCGTGGCGCAAGGGCATCAAGCAACTCCGGGAGTCCCTCCCCGTGGACGTCCTCTACCCCGCCCGTACGGGCCGCTGACCCCAGAGCACACGGCACACCAACAAGGAGAGAACATCATGGCGAACACCAAGACGTACGCGCTGGCGCTGGGTGGCACGGTGGAGGTGACCATCCTCCGGGGAGGAGAGAGGGAGGTGGCTGACCTCCACTTCCGGAACCGGGAGGGCCAGACCGTGGCCACCGTCTACCGGCCGGTGGCCCAGGCCCGGGAGATGGTGGCCGGCCTCAAGGACGTCACGGCCCAGTGAGGCGACTACCCGTAACCCCCCTGGAGGCCGCTGGGTTCCCCAGGGGGTACCTCCCCGGAACTGGCTACGTCTCCGGAGCGGGTCACCCGGCCACCCGACGTAACCCCGCCCTGGACGCCAAGCTCCGGGCGGAGATCAAGGACCGCTACTACACCGGCCGGATGAGTTGTCCGGCCGTACCCGGAACCGTCAGACGGAGGAGAGACCCGGTGCTGAACGTACGGGACATCAGGGAGGCGGAGCTGGTCACGGCCAGCGGGGAGCGCATCCTGGTCCGGGAGGTGAACGGGAAGGTCACCCTGGCCGTACCGAACCACACGGACGCCAAGCTGACCCTGGTGGAGCTCAAGGCCCTGGGTGAGACCCTGGTCCAGATGGCCAACCATGGCCGGGAGAGCCGGGACCCGCTCCTGGAGAGGGTCAAGGCCACGGAGGCGGAGTTCTTCCGCTCCAAGGGCGTGCAGGACCCCTGGGCCGGCTACTCCGGACGGGAGTTCTCCTGATGGCCATGGACCTCACCCCGGACCCCCGGGAGTCCAAGCTCCCCAAGTGGGCCCAGTCGGAGCTCAGCTCCTTCCGGATGGTTGTCCGTTCCCTGGAGGCCGCCCTGGCGGAGGCCAAGGGCAACATCACGGACTCCGGTGTCCATGTTGTGGACTACATCAGAGGTAACACTCCGCTACCGGAGGACGCGCGAGTGGCGTGGGACCTCCCCCTGGCGGAGGAGCCGGCGCCCCGCCGGAGCATCCAGTGTTACCGGGAGGCCGGTTGGCTATGGATGCAGGGCTCCCACGGACTCCAGATCCAGCCCCAGGCGTCCAACCTCACCAAGATCCGACTGGAGGACTCCAGGTGAACGTCTACACCCGAACCATCCTCGCGGCGGCCCTGGTGGCCCTCCTCCTCCAGATCCTCACCGGATGTGACTCCGGCCCGGAGTGCCTGGACTACGACACCCAGGTAGTCCCCACCACCACGTTCGTCAACGGCAAGGTGGTCCACGGCACCACCGTAGTTACCACGTGCACGCGCTACGCGGAGCCCACGGCCGGCCAGTGACCCATCCCAGGGGACCAGCTACTCACGTGAGTGGCTGGTCCCCTTTCGTGTTGCGTGAGTAGGTGCCTTGACCCCCACTACGGGTCTGTGTATTCTGGCGTTCCGCCCGGGTGGTCCGGGGGAGTGAGGAGAAGGTCATGACGAACAAGGTGGCGAAGCTGGTGGCCGGCCTCAGCCCCCGTATGGTGGAGGCCATCAAGGGCGCCGCCCGGAACCCCGGTGGGAGCATCGGTCGGCGGAACCTGGGCAACGGCGGAGGCACGTACGGTGCGCTGGGTCGCCGCGAGCTCCTCGCTCCGGGGGCGGACGGATGGTACGCGCTTACGGAGCTGGGCTGGGCCGTGGCGGAGGCCCTGGGTATGGAGATCCCGGAGGGCACCCTGGAGGAGCTCCGGGAGGAGGCGGAGAAGGTGAAATACCACCAGGCCCAGAAGGCTTGGGAGGACTCCGTGGAGGCGGATGACGTCGATGAGGACGCCATGGACTCCGCCAAACAGAATGCGTTCGACACGGTCCGTGAGGAGGGGCTGGAGCCCTACTCCACCCGCTGGTATGAGGTCGCGTACGCGACGTACCACTACTGGGTTGACCAGAACGAGGGGGAGCGTCGCGTGGCCCAGGAGGCCGCTGACGCTGAGGAGGAGACCGTGGAGACCCAGGAGGAAACCGTGGAGGCCGTGGAGGCCCAGGAGCTGGTCATCCCCAAGGGAATCCGGTTCGACACGGGGGAGGCCGGCCGTACGGCGTCCGACGCGTATAAGGCCCTCATGGCGGAGCGCATGGCGATCCGGGTGGAGGACGTCAAGAGGGGGGATCACGTGCGCCTCACTCCCACGGCGCCCTGGCTCCCCATCACGGCGGACGCTCACGCGTCGCACATGCGGGGCCACGTCTACCTGATGAGCGGCCAGCACGTAGCCACCCGACCCATCGGGGCCAGGGTCCTCCGCCACAACAAGGAGGAGTGTGCACGGGTGATGTATGAGGTGGCTGACCAGTACCCCGGGGCCACGGTGGAGCTCCCGGAGACCCGCGTGGAGCGCCGGGACCAGCCCACGGAGGAGGAGCTGGAGGCCATGGTGGGGACGGTCCGGACGGACTCCCGTGGGCTCCGCTACCGGGTGGATGGCCTCAAGGCCAAGTCCCAAAGCCGGTGGAGTCCCCGCTCCGTCACGGTGTGGGGCCGTTGCGTGGAGGACAAGCCCCAGGGTCGCTACGCCAACACCACGTGGTACGGCGCCTACTGCGCTGAGATCTTCACGTACGGGGAGAACTGGGAGGCTGAGCAGGAGGCCCAGCGCGCACCCAAGGCCCGCACGTTCACCGACGGAGAGGGTGGGACGTTCACGCTGGAGGTCAACGGCGCCACCGTGACGGCCAAGGACGTGACGGAGGACGGAGAGGAGGCCACGGCAACCACGTTCCCGTCCGTGGAGGAGGCGGAGGCGTTCGTGGTCTCCACGGTGGCGGAACTGGCCGAAGACGGATGGACCGAGCAGTCCGAATGAGCAACCCCCAGGGGACCAGCTACTCACGTGAGTAGCTGGTCCCCTTTCTTGTGTCCTCCTGTCTGACACCCTGTCAGAAACTCTCTGGCATATGCACTGGACTCGCACGCGTGTTCGATACAAGATGGCCGTCCGTCACTCGAACGGGTGAAAGGTTCGCCCAGTGTGACGAAAATCCGCCACGGTGCGCAGGTTAAAGAAGAGACAAAGGATTCAGGAGGAGTACAGGTAACTGGCCGCTACTGGCGGTAAGCGGAGCGCAAAATGTGACCCTGGGGAGGGTGTAAGTGTTGGCCAAGAGATTCCCCCGACTGGAGACCCCCACGGTGCGCGTAAGCATCGAGACTCTCGAACGGGACGCGCGGGGGGTGGCCGCCTGGGGAGTGCTGGAGGTACCCCCGCCAGCGGAGGAGTACGTCTACACCGCCGGGGAGCTCCGCCGCACGCTGGTGGCCTACGGGGCCGCCGTGGGGGTCATGATGAGCCGCTCCCATGCGGAGGAGTTCAGGCTGGTGGCGCACGGCATGTTCACCGGCCGGCTCCTGGGCCTCTATCACCTCCAGTGGTGCCCAGCGGCCCGCCGGTTCCTCCCGGCCAACCAAGGCCCCATGACTGCCTGGCCACCCGTGGAGGAGCTCCCGCTGGAGGTCCTGGCCGGAGCGGCCATCCACGCCATGGACCCCATCCCGTTCCCGGGTGGGCCCCAGGTCATCCACCACCCGGTAGCGTCCGCCTCATGAGGGTCACATGGATCATCGTTGGCGCTGGGGTAGGGGGGCGGACCGTGGAGGACGTGGAGGAGGCCGTCCAGGCCGTCCAGGGGGCCGTCCGGGAGTCGCTGGCTCCCCATCCTCCGGAGGTGGCCGCCAAGGTCCTCCACGGGGCCTGGGGGCCGCTGAGGGCCGCACTGGTGACCGATGGTCGGATGGCTGTCAGTCAAGGCCGGAGCTGGTCCAGTTCTTCGGGGGGAATCTCCGTGGAACTACTTCCCTAGCGTGAGTAAGTGACTACGCTGGTCCCCATGACAGCAACCGATTACGCACCCGCACATCAGCTGGTCCAGGGCCCCGTCCACGCCCAGGGATGGGGCTCCGTGGGGTTCCTCCTGGATGACGCCAGCGCGGTCCGCCAATGCCGGCGGGCCGCCCGCTGGATGCTGGGTGCCTGGGGACTGGGTCCGGTCAAGGTTCTGGTGGAGGACGTGGAGCTGGTGGTCTCCGAGCTGGTGACGAACGCTCAGCGCTACGCCGGAGACGCCTACCACGCCGGTAGCTTCACGGTGTGGGCCCCGGGGGACCGTGTGGTCATCACGGTGCATGACAAGGGTGACCTCCCGTGGATCACCAACTGGTGGACGGAATCCACCACGGAGGGCCGCGAGGAGTGGCACGACTGGGTGAACGACATCGCGGCCACCGGGGGCCGTGGCCTGGCGCTGGTCCGGGACGTCCTGGCCACATATGAGGGCACCCTGGACGTGGTGGGGGACCAGGATCTCCGCATGCCGGGGAAGGTGTTCCGGGCCACGCTCCCGCTCCCGGAGAGGTTCTGGAGGGCCAGGCCCAGGGACCCGTTCTACGACTGGGCCACGGCCTAGGATCGGAGGCATGACCAGCGATTCAGACACGTGTGCCAGGTGTGACCGGACGGCCCAGGACCTCCTCTGTGCGGCATGCGGGGAGCTCCTCCGGCGCGCACGGCGCAAGCAACGGAGCAAGGAGACCCTCACCCCGGAGGAGAAGGACGCTTACCGCGCGTACCGACGTGCGTACATGGCCCGCCAGCGAGCGGCGGAGCGGGAGGCGGACCCGGACGGGTACCTGGCCCGGAGAGCGGAGGAGCAACGGGCCTGGAGAGAGGCCAACCCAGAGAAGGCCCGGGAGATGAACGCTGCGCACAACCGGGACTACAGACAGAGGGCCAAGGGCCGCCCAGAGCAGTGAACAACCCCCGTCCATGAGGGCGGGGGTTCGCTGTTTCCGCTGGTCAAGCCTGGTGTACCCTGTGGGGGAGCCGCTAAGGCGTAGCCCCCACGGGGGATACCATCGGACCATGAGACTAGGAGTCGTGACCGGTATGGACGTCCACGCCGGAGTGTATGGCCGCCAGTCCTTGAGGCGGGCCAACAAGTCAGAGGTGAGTACGGAGGACCAGCTCAAGAAGGGCGTGGCCAGGGCCCGGGAGCTGGGCGCCTCCAGCATCGCCACGTATGAGGACCTGGGTATATCCGCGTTCTCCGGGGCGGAACGCCCTGACTTTGAACGCATGCTGGCTGACTGCCGTGCCGGCCGGCTGAATGTCGTCATCGTGTACTACGTGTCCCGCTTCTCCCGCCTGGAGGTAGCCGACGCCCTCCCCGTGTGCCAGGAGCTCCTCAACCTGGGCGTGACCATCGTGAGCCTTACGGAGGGCACGTTCAAGCGGGACAACATCATGGACCTAATTCATCTCATCTTCCGCCTGGACGCCGCACACCAGGAGTCCAAGAACAAATCCGTGGCCGTCAAGAGCGCCAAGGCCACGGCCAAGGAGCTGGGAGGCTGGTCCGGCCCCGCACCGTACGGGTTCGAGACCTATGAAGACGTCATGACCCGTACCGGTCAAGATGGCCGCTCCCGCTCTATCGTGATCAAGCGTCTCCGCCCGAACAAGGAGGAGTGCGCCATCGTTGCCACCCACGTGTTCGCCCCCGTCATCGCCCACATGGACACGCCCTATGACCCTGGATACATGCGCTTCCACCCCGGGTCTGTCTCCGGAGTAACCACCAACCTGAACCGGCTCTCCATCCCTACTCGCGGAGCGAAAGTGGGGAAAGAACGGGCCGCCTCCCAGTGGGACCGCAAGACCGTGGGCCGCATCCTCCAGGACCCCCGGTTCATCGGGTACATGGCCGAACCGGTCTATGACAAGGAGGCCCGGGGCCGCAAGGTGACCGGATACCGGGTCATCCGGGACGACGACGGGCACCCCGTCAAGGCCCCGTGGGACCCCATCGTGGACCCCGGGGAGTTCTGGCGCGTCCAGGAGTGGCTCCAGGGCCGGCGGACCTCCAGCGCGAACAACAAGGGGGACTCCCTCCTCTCCGGACTGGGCCTCATGCGCTGCCTCTGCGGCGCCACATGGAAGGCCACGCGCTACCCGGCCACCAAGACCCACCCGGAGGGCCAGCGGGCCTACCGGTGCAACATCGGACAGCGGGACACCCAGGTCCACACGGGGACCCCCACCATCGGCATGGACGCCCTGGACAACTACGTGGCGAACCGGATCTTCTCCCTCATCCGGGCCGCTGAGGACGATGAGGACGCCCTCCTCATCCTCGCTGAGGTCCAGGAGCGCTACTCCCGCAAGCTGGAGACCCCGGAGACGTCCGGGGAGCGCCAGACCCTCCTCACGGAGCGTGCAGAGGTACGCCAGGGCCTGGAGGAGCTCTACGACGAACGCGACGCCGGAGGGTTCCGGACGGACATCGGCAGGCGCCGGTTCCTCAAGTCGGAGACAGCGCTGGCGGAGCGGCTGGAGGGCCTGGACAAGCGACTGGAGGAGCTGGAGGCCGGCAAGGAGCGTCCCCTCCCGCTGGCCCAGTGGCAAGCCTGGGGTGAGGACCCCACGGGCCCGGGGAGCTGGTGGTCCAAGCGCACCCTGGAGGAGCGCAGGGAGTTCGTCCAGCTCTGGATCAAGAGCATCACCATCCGGCCACTGGCGCGTCCCCGGGTGGCGGAGCCACTGAGCCGGCGGGTGCGGATCGAGTGGCACCGGCCCACGGAGGAGCTGGGAGCTGTGGCGTAGGCCACTCTCAGATGAGGACCCGTACTGCTCATATGAGCGGTGCGGGTCCTTTCTATGTCACGAAACGGTAACGGACCCCTGGGCCGGAGTGACGTTCGGCGGGAGCCGTGACGTTCAGCGCGCGGGAGCGGGGCCTCCACACCCTCTCTGACCAGTCAAGATGATGGTAGTGACGTTTGAGGTAGTGATCTGAGTACTACATAAGAAAACCTATAGGCATCCCCGGATGACGGTCACGAACGTCACTTCGTCATCGGCCCCTCCCGGGCCCCTCGCTGGGCCGCCGGCCCCGGATCACTGGGAGCACTCACACGCTTCCAGGAGGTCCCCATGCGAGTCTTCCGTGTCGGTCACCGCTGGCACATCCGCCCCCACCTGAACATGCCCACGGGCCCGTACGCGTTCGGGTTCACAAACTTCCCGGACTACGTGGCGGAGCGCATAAACGCCATGCGCTGGTGTCACCAGGGAGGCACCCACCCGTCTCCACGTAGTGACGGCCTGGGGGAGATCAAGCCCACGGAGGTGTGCGGGTTCGCCTCCCTGGAGGCCCTGGAGGACTGGTTTGAGCACCACTGGCGCATCCGCCTCCATCAGGTGGGCTACCGGATCACGGAGTACGACGTCCCGGAGGACCACGTCCGCCAGGGGCGGTACCAGGTGGTGTTCACCCCGGTCCACGCCGTGGCCAAGCTCCATCACACGCTGGCCCCCGGGTGCGAGTGGCTCCACGGCGGGGAGGACCCGGAGGAGGACAAGCTCTGCACGTCCGTGATGGCGCTCCGTACGTTCTTCCATGAGGAGCCCATGGCGGAGGACGTGGTCCCCCGGACGGACCTCCCGCGCTCACGCCGGCTGGCCCCATCACGGGCCGCTGACACCAGATAACTACTACAGAGGGAGCCGGGGGCTTGATCGCCACCCGATGGCCCTCCGCTCCAGGCTCCTCCGTCTCTCTCCCGGAGTTGAGCCTGGGGCCAACGTCTCCGTAGCTCAGTGGCCAGAGCGGGCCCGCAAGGGATGCGCGTGGGTTCGAATCCCACCGGAGACGCAAGGACCACCTGGACTGGCCCGTGACTGGGCGACCCGGGGAAGTCCCAGGGGGTCTCATGATGAGCCCCTCCCCAGTAGGGCGCCTAGTCAGCGTCACGAACCGGAGGGAGAGCCGGTAGGAGTCCGGTCCCCCGCCCACTTCCGTAGCTCAATTGGATAGAGCTCTGGCCTCTTAAGCCGGGTGTTGCGGGTTCGAATCCCGCCGGAAGTACTGGAGGTCGCGCCACGCATGGCGTGGGTAACGTCCTAGCAGGAGGACGCCTCCCCATGGTCTGTAGCTCAACTGGCAGAGCACCGGATTGTTACTCCGGGGGTTCCTGGTTCGAACCCAGGCGGACCAGCCACTCACGTGAGTGGGTGCCCTGGAGAGAGGACCGCAGCATGGCCCAGCGCAACACGCGCTCCACACGAAAACGACGCGATGTCATCGCGCACGGGCCGGACGCTGCGGCCTCCCTCCGGAGGCAGATCCGTAGTGAGTTCCAGCGCCACGGCGTCAAGCCTCGCTGCGCTCACTGCCCCAAGGAGTTCCTCCCCTCCGGGGTGGAGGTGGACCACATCGTCCCCATCCACAAGGGCGGCCAGGACACGGAGGATAACGTCCAGGTCCTGTGCGTCTCCTGTCACTGGGTCAAGACCCATGCTGACTGCGGGTACACCACCCCCTTGTTCTGACCCTCCCCCTTACGGCCTGTACCTGGGGGCTAGTGGGGAGGGCCTGGGACCCCCCTGGCGCCTGCCCCTACCCGGGGTGTGCCCAGGGGGGTACTGCCATGCCTACCCCTTGGGGTGCCCTATGCCACGCCGGCCACGCAAGCCATGCTCACAGCCTGGATGCTCAGCGCTGACCGATGGTGGTCCGTGCGATGAGCACAAGCGCAAGCGTGAAGCGCAGCGTGACACCAGCGCATACCGCACGACGCGATGGCAGCGCGTACGCAAGAGGTTCCTCTACCTGAACCCTTGGTGTGCCCTGTGTACCAAGCAAGCCAACGTGGCGGACCACTGGCCAGTGTCCAGGCGTGACCTGGTGGCCAAGGGTGAGGCAGACCCCGACGCTCACAAGCACTTGAGACCCCTCTGTGTCTCGTGCCACAACCGTGAGACGGCCAGGCTCCAGCCTGGTGGGTTCGTCGCTGCTAACGCGCGTCCCGTCGTCCCGTTCTTCCGTCCACCGACCCCGGGGGGTGGGGGGTGACCCCCGGCCCGTTGCCTGGCTGAACGGCAGGGAGGTGAGCGCACGATATGGCTCATCAGACCATTCTTGTGGAATCCCCCGGAGTTTGAGCGTTGGCCCAGGTGGGCCGCTCCTCCACGTCGCTGACCAGGGCAGACGGTAACCCACCTTGCCCCGGTATGTCCGCCGCTCCAACCGACCCGGGAGGCGTCTATGAGCGTCTCCGGCGCCAAGCCCAAGCCTCACCTCCAGGCCGTCCGTGAGGGCACGTTCCGTGCGGATCGCCAGACGGAGGGCGCCCGGTTCGCCCCGGTGGACCCGGTGGAGCCTGACTGGGCAGAGGTCTTCCCCTCCGCCTCCCGTGGAGCCCTGGCCAAGGAGGCCAAGGAGCTCCGGGACTACGCGGCCACCCTGTGGGCACGCATCGTGCCGGCCCTGGTGGTCTCCACCGGCCTCACTGAGACTCAGCGGGAGACCGTGACGGACTACGTGGTCACGGCCACCCGTATCTGGCAGGGGGAGCGTGCGCTCACTCGCCAGGGCATGGTGGTACAGACGGAGCGAGGGATGGTCAAGAACCCCTGGACCTCCGTCCTGAACGCCTACCGCTCCCACTTCCGCTCGCTGACTGGTGAGCTTGGCCTGTCTCCGTCATCGGCCTCCCGCATTGCGGCCCCCGATACAGGAGACGACGATGACGACACATTCGACTGACTCTCTGGGTCTCTGGACCCAGCAACTCCCCGTGCCCTACGCCTCCTTGCTGGAGCTGGGCATGACGGAGGAGGAGATCAAGGACTCCTGGGAGCGTCGGCCCCTCCACTGGACGTGCCAGGCACCGGACCACCCGGGGGCCTACTTCTCCGTGGAGCATGCCGCCCGTGCGCTCAAGGCCGTGGAGTCGTTCAAGCACACCAAGGGCCGATGGGGTGGCTCCCCGTTGAAGCTCCAGACCTGGCAACGGGTCTGGATCATCTTCCCCATCTTCGGATGGGTGTATTTCGATGAGGACATTCAGCGCGTGATCCGGGTTATCCGGTCCGCCTGGGTGGAGATCCCCCGCAAGGCCGGCAAGTCCACGCTGTCCTCCGGCATCGCGCTAACCCTCCTCCTGGCGGACCGGGAGATGGGTGCGGAGGTATACGCTGCGGCCGGCTCTCTGGAGCAAGCGGGCCGTGTCGCGGAGGACTGCAAGCGCATGGCCATGACGTCCAAGGCCGTACGTGGCCGCGTGGACGTCCTCCGGAACGTCATCCGGGTACCCCGTACCGGGGGCGTGTTCCGCCCCCTCTCCAAGGTTGCTGAGACGGCCCACGGCCTGAACGTATCCGGTGCCATCGTCGATGAGGTCCACGTCCACAAGTCGCGCGATCTCATCGACGCTATCGAGACCGGTACGGGCGCCCGGGACCAACCCCTCATTGTCTACATCACCACGGCGGATGAGGGCGTGGAGGGCTCCATCTACGACGAGAAGCACACGTATACCCTCCGGTGTGCGGAGCGCGTTGTGGTGGACACCCAGCAGTACGGAGTGATCTGGGCCGCCGCTGCTGACGCTGACCCGTTCGACCCGGAGACCTGGCAGCGCGCCAATCCGGGCCTGGGCGTGTCCCCCTCGCTCTCGTATATCCAGCGGGAGGCGAACAAGGCCAAGGCCACCCCCTCCTATCTCCCCACGTTCCTCCGGCTCTCGCTGAATCGACGGATGCGCGCTGCCACCCGGTGGCTACCACAACCGCTCTGGGATGCCAACGCCGGCACCGTGGATGAGAAGAGGTTCCGCTACCGCCGTGCCTGGGGTGGCGTGGACCTCTCCGCCGTGTCGGACCTCTCCGCCTGGGTGATGGCCGTGGAGTCCCGCCAAAAGGGCGTGGAGCTGGAGCTGGTCTCCCGTTTCTGGCTCCCGGAGGAGCGGCTGGACCACCTGGAGGCCCAGTGCCACGTCCCCTTGCGCCAGTGGGCCAAGGAGGGGTGGCTGACCCTCACGGAGGGGGACGCCATCGACTACTCCGCCATTGAGAAACAGATCATTGCGGACTGTAGGCGACTGGACGTTCAGCGCGTGTCGTATGACCGGATGTTCGCTGGCCAGATGGTCCAGCGACTGGAGGTCAAGACCCGGGGTGTGGACGTGGTCCCCGTAGCACAGACGTACCTAGGCATGTCCCCCGGCTCCAAGGAGCTGGAGCGGCTCCTCCGTGAGGGCCAGGTCCGCCACGGCGGTAACCCCATCCTCCGGTGGAACGCCTTGTGTGCGGAGGTCTACACCGACGGGAACGACAACATCCGCCCGGTGAAGCCAGACCGGAATAAGTCGTCCTCCCGCATCGACGGTATCGCGGCCTCCGTGATGGCCCTGGACGGGTACGTCCGGCGCCCCATCCGTAAGGCCCGTGCGGCCAGCGCATGACCAACCTTGACCACCTCCTCACGTGAGGAGCTGAACCCCCGGAGGTGACCGTGGCGGAGACTCCGCTTGAGGCCGTCCGGCGCCTCCACGCCAAGCTGGAGAAGCGCAAGGCGTACGCACAGAAATGGTCCGACTACTACGAAGGTAAGCGGCCCCTGCTGTTCGCTTCACCGGAGTTCTCCCAGCTCTCCGGAGGGCTGTTCGATGGCTTCTCGGATAACTGGTGTCAGGTGGTCCCGGACGCCATGGTAGAGCGCCTCTGCCCGATGGGGTTCCGTCTGGAGGACGGGACCCTGGACAAGGCCGCATGGCGCGCGTGGCGTGCGAGTGAGTGCGACGTGGAGTTCGGTCTGGCGGCCCTGGAGGCTCTCCTGGCCGGACGCTCCTACGTGATGGTGTGGCGTCCCGACGGGATCACTACAGAGATCACGTTTGAGCACTCCTCCCAGGCCATCGTGGAGTACATCCCCGGGCGTAGGCGCGTGCGCAAGCAAGCCCTCAAGGTCTGGACGGACGGAGCGCTGGATTACGCGGTACTGATCACGCCCTCCGTGGTGTATCGGTTCGAGCGTAGGGCCGATGGCATGACGGAGTGGATACCCCGGGTCACCGGCCTGGCCCGCTCCGAAAAGGCTCACCTCCCCAACCCCATGGGGGAGGTTTTCATGGTGGAGCTCCCGAACCGGTCCCGCCTCCGTGGTAAGCCCCGGAGCGAGATCGAGACCGTAGCCCCGCTCCAGGACGCCATTAACACCATCTGGGCTCACCTCCTCACGGCCTCCGATGCCATCGCGCTCCCCGCGCGGGTGGTCCTGGGCATGGACCGGCCTACCCGTGAGATCACGGACGATGAGGGGGAGGTGGTGGGTGAGGAGGACCTCCCCATTGCCCCGTTCCGCCGTGACCGGTTGCTCTGGCTGGAGGGCCGTGACGCGTCCATCGCTGAATTCTCAGCGGCGGACCTCACCAACTACACCAACGTCATTGAGGTGGCCGTCCGGCATGTGGCCGCTCAGACCAGGACGCCGGCCAGTTACCTGACTGGTGAGATCTCCAACGTATCGGCGGACACGCTCACGGCCACGGAGTCCGGCCTGGTGGCCAAGGTCCAGGAGGTGCAGCGTCACCTTGGCGCGGCCCTCCGAGAGGTCATGCGCCTGGAGGCCCTGGCCGCTGGTGAGGTTGGCCGGGCGGAGGCCCTGGCGCTGGGAACGGTGGTGTGGCGCGATGCCCAGTTCCGTTCTGACGCGCAGTACGCGGATGCGCTGACCAAGTTCAAGGCCATCGGCGTCCCGGATGAGGCTCTCTGGGAGCGCATCCCGGGTGTGACCCCGGACCAGATCGAACGATGGAAGACCATGCGCACGGACCAGGCTGCGGCCATCGTCGGTGGGGACCTGGCATCCATGTTCGGTGGCAAGCCGGGCCAGGCAGACGATGAGGAGGGCATGCCTCCCACTGAGTAGGGGGTGGCCCGTGGCAGACGGTACGGGAGACCTGGGGGGCCTCACAGAGGCACCCTCCAGGAGCTCCTCACCGGCCCGCTCACGTGCTCTGGCAGAGGCCCGGTACTCCCAGACCCAGAGCATCACTAGAGGCGTCCTAGCGGCCATACAGAGCCTTTGGGGGGACGTCTCCCCGGACCGCATCCTAGCGGCCCTGGCGGGAGAGGCCGGCTCAGCCATTCTGAGTGCCGTGATCATGGGCCAGCTTTCCGTGGCCCAGGGGGCTCAAGCCTTTGTAGCCAGCGCGATGCTGGCCCAGGGCGCCTCCTCCACGGCTGCTGGCCTCCTGGTCCCCGGCCAACTGGCGGGGTATGCGGCGGATGGCCGCTCGCTGGCCACCCTCCTGTACCTCCCAGGACTCACCACGGCCCGCGCGCTGGCCTCCGGCATGACAGCGGAGGCCGCCTCCGTGATGGGCCTCAACCAGATGGCCCGCCTAGTCTCTACCACCCTCGCGGACACGTCCCGAACGGCAACGCAAGTCGCGATGACTGCCACGCCCTCATGCGTGTCCTACGTCCGTGTGGTGAAGCTCCCCGCATGCTCCCGGTGCATCATCCTGGCCGGCCGTCAGTACACCTACTCCACCGGCTTCAAGCGCCATCCCAAGTGCGATTGCGGCATGGAACCCATGTCTGACGCTGAGTGGAAAGCCTCCGCCTCACCTAAGTCTCTGTATCAAGCCATGACCCCGGAGGAGCGACTCCAACGGTTCGGCCAGGCTGGTGTGGAGGCCATGGACAACGGGGCGGACATGGCCCAGGTGGTCAACGTGACCGGACGCAAGGGCGGACTCACGGAGGTGGAGGTCTACGGCCGTAAGGTCCAGGCCACCCGTGAGGGCACTACCCGGCGGGGCCTGGGCGCCAAGGCCATGGACACGGCCTTTGAGAGACAAGCGGGCGGGACCCGGTACGCACGTACCAAGGCCCCCCGGCTCACGCCGGCGGAGATCCTCCGTCAAGCGAAGAACGACAGAGAACACCAAGTGCGCCTCCTCAAGAGGTACGGATACATCCAATAAGGAGCGATTCCAGGATGCCGGAAAACCCGAACCCGAACGGCCCCACTGACCAGGGCACCAAGGACGGAGACCTGGGCCAGGGCGGCCAGGGCAACCCCAACCCGAACGGCCCGGAGGGCCAGGAGGACAAGGGGGAGGGCGGAGACGAGAAGCTGGGTGAGGCCGGCGTCAAGGCCCTCCAGGCGGAGCGCGATGCTCGCAAGGAGGCGGAGGCCACGGTCAAGGCCCAGGAGGCCAAGGTCACGGAGCTGGAGGCGGAGGTCAAGCGGCTCCAGCGCGCGAACGCTGCGGTGAAGGGGACCGACCTGGAGGCCATCCGCACGGAGATCCGGGCGGAGTTCCAGACCCAGCTCCTGGAGGCGCAGATCCAGGCGGAGGCCAAGGGCAAGGTCCAGGAGTCCGCCGAGGTGGTCACGCGTTACCCGGAGTTCTTCAAGGACCTCAAGGCCGGCGACGCCGACGGGATCACCAAGGCCGTGGAGAAGCTCCTGGCGGCCAAGAAGTACCTGGCCGTGACCAGCGACGCTCCCCAGGGCTGGGGCGACGTCGGTGGGGGTCAGCGTGGAGAGGTAGGGGTCGAACCCACCTCCCCGGAGGCCCGCCTCCGGCGCGCGTACGGCGCAAGCAAGTAACCTCCCAGCTCCTCACGTGAGGAGCTGGTTCCATCTCACAAGGAGTGACACATGGCGCTGACTCTCACGGAGGCGGCCAAGCTCTCTCAGGATGACCTCCAGCGGGGTGTTCTGGAGCTGTTCGTCCAGGAGTCCAGCATCCTGGACCGCATCCCGTTCCTCACCATCGAAGGCAACGCGTACGCGTACAACGAGGAGGCCACGCTCCCGGGCGTGGAGTTCCGTTCGGTGAACGAGGGTTACGCGGAGTCCACCGGCACCGTGAACCCCAAGAGCGAGCGTCTCGTCATCCTGGGTGGTGACGCCGACGTGGACACGTTCATTGTCAAGACCCGGGGCAACCTGAACGACCAGCGGGCCATCCAGACCCGGCTCAAGGTCAAGGCCGTCTCTTACAAGTTCCAGGACCACTTCTTCAACGGGGACACTGCCGTGGACCCCAAGGGGTTCGACGGCCTCAAGAAGCGGCTCACCGGCTCCCAGGTCCTGGCCGCTGACACCAACGGCATGGCCCCGGTGGCCGGCGGCCATGACTTCATGGACGCCCTGGATGCCCTCATCGCCTCCGTCCCGGGTCTGAACGGCTCGAACGGTGCCATCTACGCGAACCGATCCGTCATCGCGGCCATCAAGTCGTCCGCGCGGCGCCTGGGTGGCGTGGAGTTCATCAAGGACGCCCTCACCTCCAAGATGGTCGCCACCTACAACGGCGTGGCCCTCCTGGACCCGGGCCAGACCCCCCAGGGTGCGGACATCCTCCCGATGACGGAGACCCAGGGCACGGCCACGAACGCCTCCAGCGTCTACGCGGTCAAGTTCGGCCAGGACGAGACGGACCAGGCCGTCACCGGCCTCACCAACGGTGGTGTGACCGTGCGCGACCTGGGGGAGCTGGACTCCAAGCCGGTATACCGCACCCGCCTGGAGTTCTTCACCGGCCTGGCCGTGTTCGGCGGCAAGGGTGCGGCCCGCCTCACCGGCGTCACTGCCAAGTAAGGGGGAGGGCATGGCTACGGCCCGCAAGACCAAGCCTGCCCTCCCGGACCCGCATGACAGTGATCCGTGTCCCGCTCCCAGGCTGGAGGGCTTCACCGCTCTTCGGCCCGGGGGTGAGCCGGCCACCATCGTGCGCTGCCAGGAGTGCGGGGCTCAGACAACCAAGTAAGGGGGTAGGGGTATGGCGCTGCCTCCTCTCGCCACGCCGGAGCAACTTGCAGCGTGGATGCAGACTGATGTGACCAGCCTCCCCGGCGACCCCGTGATGGTGCTGGCCGTGGCCTCCCGTGTGGTGCGCAAGCGCGCACGCCAGTGGTTCACGGTCGCCACCACCTCCCCGGAGCTCTACCCCCGTGATGGGTACGTGGAGCCTCCCCAGCGTCCGGTCCGGTCTATCCAGGCCGTAGTGGACGTGGATACAGGGGAGGTCATCACGCACCGGTACCGGCGTGGCCGCATCTACGTGGCCCCGCACGTGGAGGCCGTCAAAGTCACGTACACGCACGGGTACGCGGACGTGCCGGAGGACGTTCTGGCCATCGTGCTGGGGTGTGCCTCCCGGGTCTTGAGCAACCCTGACAACCTCCGCCAGGAGACCGTGGGGAGTGTCTCGCTCACCTACGCTGCGGAGACCCTGGACGCCTCCCTCTCTGAGAGGGACCGGGATCTCCTGGACGACTACCGCCGTGGTGTGTCGGTGGTGAGTGTCGGATGAGCCTGGCCTACCGGGACACGTTCGTCCGGGTCCGGGCCCCGCTGGTGACGGACCGGTACGGCAACACCACCACGGAGAGGGACTGGTCCCGTGCGGAGCGGCTCCCTGTCTCCGGGGTGGAGGTCCAGCCGGACGGCTCCAGCGAGACCACCGGGGACCGGGAGCTGGTCCTCACCGGATGGAAGATCTATTCGCCCCGGGGGAGGGGCCTGGACCTCCTCAAGTCGGACCGTGTGGAGTACGACGGAATGACCCTGGAGGTGGATGGCGAGATTGGCCGGCACAAGCTACGGGGCCGTGTCCACCACGTGGAGGTTCGAGTGAGGAGGGTGACAGGCTGATGGCCGCACGCATCCGAATGAACTGGAATGCCGTTCAGGACCTCCTCAAGGCTCCGGCAACCCAGGAGCTGATCAAGGAGAAGACACGGGATATCGACCGGGCCGTCAACGGCAACGGCGGTAGGTCCCGCGTTGACTTCTCCGCTGAGGGGGAGCGCGCACGTGGCGCCGTGATCGCCGGTTACGAACCGGGGGCCACGGCGGAGTCCACGCGGCGTCAGCTTCTCCAGGCCCTGGACGGGGGTGAGTAGTGCCCAGGCCCATCGTCCGTTTCCCGGACGCCGTGGCGCTGGTGTGTGACTACCTCCGTACGGCCCTCTCCGGGCCTCCCGTGGGCTCCAGGGTGCCAGATCCCATGCCACGCGTGTTCGTCCGTGTGGAGCGCATCGGGGGCCTCCGTGGCCTAGTTACGGACCGGCCCCGCATCGACGTTGAAGCTTGGGCCGACACGGAGGCGGGAGCGGCGGACCTCTGTGAGGACGCGCGCATGTACCTCCTAGCGATGTCCGGCAAGCGGGGTGAGGCCACCGTTTCCAAGGTCTCAGAGGTAAGTGGCCCCATGTGGCTACCGGACGCCTCCACTGGACGCCCCAAGTACGCGTTCGCCGTGGAGTTCACCATGAGAGGAACACAGCATGTCGGGTAACACCGCTAACCCCCGTCTCTGGGAAGGTGCGGATCTCTGGACGGCCCCGCTGGGGACCGCGCTCCCCACGGATCTGGTCACGGAGATGACCACCGTTCCCGCGTGGAAGGCCGTGGGCCTCCTCTCGGAGGACGGAGCCAGCGAGTCGCGGGATGAGGACTCCAGCGACTTCTACGCCTGGGGCGGCAAGCTGGTCCGGGTCAAGCGCTCCAAGCACAAGCGCACCATCACGGTCACCTGCCTGGAGGACAACCTGGTGGTGTTCGGCCTGGTGAACCCGGGTTCCGAGGTGACCACCGTGAACGGTGTGAACACGCGGAAGATCAAGATCCCCAAGAGCGAGAAGGTTGCTTTCTGCCTGGAGCTCCAGGACGGGGACATCACGCGGCGCCGGTTCATCCCCACCGGGGAGGTCACCAATGTGGGTGAGGTCGCGCTGAGTGACTCCGCCCTCCAGGCGTTCGAGCTGACCATCACCATCTTCCCGGACGCCGATGACGTCCTCTACCAGGACATCGACAACGACCCCCAGGGGAACGTCCCGGAGGTTCCGGCCGGCTGACCCTGGCCCCCAGCTACTCACGTGAGTAGCTGACCCGGAGTGGCCGTGTCCTGGGTGGGGCACGGCCACTCTGTAACCACCCACCACCGCCCGATGAGGAGACCACATCATGGCCAAGGACACCAAGAAGAACGACGCCACCGGCACCCCCACCGACGTGGAGTTCAACGGAGAGACCTACAGCGTCCCGCCGGCCGATGACTGGGACATCGACGTCCTGGAGGCCATCGATGACCAGCGCATGACCCACGCGCTCAAGGCCCTCCTGGGGGAGGACCAGTACGCAACGTTCCGCAAGGGCAACCGCAAGGTGTCGGCCCTGGGTGAGTTCCTGAACGTCGCCGGAGAGGCCGTCAAGGCGGGAAACTCCTAAGCCTCCTGCCGTTCCTCCGGGAGTACGGGGATGAGGTGGAGGCGGACCTGGCGTTCCGTGGGGTGGACCTCCTGGACCTCTGGAGAGGCCAGGTCACTCCACGGAAGCTGGACGTCATGATCCGGGGGCTTCCCCCGGACTCCGCTACCCGTATCGCGATGAACGGTAAGGAGCCGCTCTGGTCCCGTACGGACTACATCCTTGCGGACCTCATCGACTCGAACAACGGGGTGGCGTGGCTGGTGGCGAACCAGGACGCGCCCCAGTGGAAGCGTAGCCAGTTCCCGGACCCGTACCCACGGCCCGGTGACACACCTAAGAAGCGTGTGATTACAGAGGCGGACCTCAAGGCGTTCCGCGAACGAACTACCAAGAGGTGACCAATGCCCGCTCCTGAGATTGCCGTGGCGTATGTGTCGGTGGTCCCCTCCCTCCAGGGGTTCGCTGGGGACCTCCGGCGCCAAGTGGTGGGCCCCACGGAGGAGGCCGGCTCCACGGCCGGTGAGGGGTTCGGCTCCAAGCTCAAGGCCGGCATCCTCGCTGGGGCCCTGGCCGCTGGGGCCGTGGGAGCCAAGGCCCTCTCCGATGCATTCGAACAGGCCAGCATCACCAAGAAGGTCCAGGCCCAGCTTGGCGCCACCTCCAAGGAGGCGGCCAAGTACGGCAAGGTGGCCGGCCAGTTGTACACCAAGGGTGTGGTGGACAACTTTGAGGCCGGAGCGGAGGCCATCAAGGCAACCGTCCAGGGCGGCCTTGTCCCGCCGGACGCCACGAACAAGCAACTGGAGAGCATCGCCACCAAGATGTCCGACGTGGCCACCACGTTCGGCACCGACATGTCGATGCAGACCCAGGCCGTCTCCGCCATGCTCAAGAACAAGATGGCACCGGACGCTGAGGCAGCGCTGGACACTATCGCGTACGGGTTCCAGAAACTGGGCCCTAACGCTGAGGACCTCCTGGAGACGTTCCAGGAGTACTCCGTCCAGCTCCGTAAGCTGGGCCTGGACTCCAATGATGCCCTGGGGCTGTTCAGTCAGGGCCTCCAGGCCGGCGCCCGGGACACGGACATCATCGCGGATGCGTTCAAGGAATTCTCCATCCGCGCCATCGACATGAGTGACTCCTCCCGAGAGGCGTACAAAGCCCTGCGCCTGGACGCCAAGGAGATGGAGGCCCAGATAGGCAAGGGTGGGGAGTCCGCCCGTGCCGGCCTGGATAAGGTCCTGGACAAGCTCCGGGAAATGAAGGACCCCGTTAAGCGGGAGGCCGCCGCCGTGGGCCTTTTCGGAACCCAGGCGGAGGACCTCGGAACGGCCCTCCTGGCGCTGGACCCCTCCAAGGCCGTTGGCACGCTGGGTAAGGTAGGTGGTACCGCCAGGGAGATGGGCAAGACCCTCCGCTCCGGCCCCCTCTATGAACTGAAAACGTTCAAGCGGGAGCTGGAACAAGGGCTGGTCAACTTCATGGGTGCCCAGGTCATCCCGGCCATCAAGGACAGCATCACGGCCCTTAAGGAGATGGCCAACTGGGGTCGCACAGCGTTCCAGTGGGTCAAGGACATCAGCCCCTGGCTTGCCCCGTTCGCTCTCGGTATCGCTGGCGTGACGCTGGCGCTGAACGCCCAGAAAATCATGGTGGCCCTCACCACGGGTGTGTTCGCCACCTATCGGGCCGCCATCCTGGTGGGCACGGCCATCACCAACGGACTGGCGGGAGCCCAGGCCCTCCTCAACGCGGTGATGGCGCTGAACCCGTTCGTCCTGGTGGCCATCGCTGTAGCGGCGTTCGTCGCAGCGATCATCGTGGCCTACAACAAAGTCGGATGGTTCCGGGATCTGGTGGACGCCGCTTTCAAGGCCATCGGTGCCGTGGTGACGTGGCTCTGGGAGAAGGCCATCAAGCCCACGTTCGACCTTATCGGCGAAATCTTCATGTGGCTCTACACGCTGGTGGCCGTCATCGTGATCGGACCCATCATCGTCCTGGTGGAGCTCCTGGGCGCCGTGTTCTCCTGGCTCTGGGAGAAGGCCATCAAGCCGGCCCTCAAGGCCATTGGAGACTTCTTTAAGTGGCTTTGGGACAAGGCCATCAAGCCGGTGATCGGGTACTTCAAGGAGGGCCTCCGGGTCCTGGGCTCAGTCTTCAAGTGGCTGTATGAGAAGGGCGTAAAGCCTCCGCTTAACGCCATCGCGGATGCCGCAAAGTGGGTCTGGGATAAGGGCGTCAAGCCGGCGTTCAACCGGCTTAAGGACGGCCTCAAGGCCGTGGGTGACGCGTTCAAGTCGGCCAAGGAGTTCATCTCCAAGCAATGGTCCAAGCTCTCCGATATCGCCAAGAAGCCGGTGGGCTTTGTAATCAACCATGTGTACAACGAGGGCATCGTTCCCCTGTGGAACAAGGTTGCCAAGGTGGTGGGCGGTAAGACCCTGGGTACCCTCAAGGGCTTTGCCAAGGGCGGCATCCTCGCTGGGAGGTCCTCCTGGCGCGATGGGGATGACCAACTGGTCCCCATGCGCAAGGGTGAGGGTGTCTACGTCTCAGAGGCCATGCGAGACCCGTATGAGCGTGCGCGCCTCCATGCTGTGAACCAGGCAGCGATGAGGGGTCAGTCTCTCTCCCGCTACCAGGGCGGCCAGGGCTACGCCAAGGGCGGCATCGTCGGTACCATCGGTGACTGGACCAAGAGCGCGTGGGACTGGGGCAAGGACACCGTTGGGGGATTCCTCAACAAGGGGTTCGGGGCCGTCAAGGGCATGTTGGACGGCCTCCCGGGTGCCAACACCGGGTGGGGCTCCCTCATCAAGGAGGTTCCGCTCTCCTGGATCAAGAGCCTTACCGCGCTGGGCAAGGACAAGGAGTCCAAGCTCACCGGAGGGCCCGGGGTCAAGTCGGCACTGGCTTGGGCCAAGGCTCAGGCAGGCAAGCCGTACCAGTGGGGTGGAGCGGGTAACCCGTCGTTCGACTGTTCCGGTTTCATGTCCAGCATCCAGAAAAAGATCATGGGTCAGAACCCCAAGGGGCGCCTTTGGTCCACGTTCTCATTCCAGGGTGACCAGGCTCCGGCCGGATGGGTTCGGGGGCTCAAGGCTCCGTTCATGATCGGCATCACGAACGCCAACAAGGGCCACACGGCCGGCACCCTCGCTGGTGTCAACGTGGAGAGCCGTGGCGGGGATGGTGTGGTGGTCGGTCCGGGTGCCCGGGGTTACGACTCCAGCCTGTTCAACGCTGTCTACGGGTTCGCTCCCTCCAAGAAGTACGACAGCGGCGGGTGGCTTATGCCCGGTGCCCGACCCACGGTCAACGCAACCGGCAAGCCGGAACCGGTGTTCACCGCTGAGCAGTGGTCCAGCATTCACACGCTGGCCCAGCGGGGAGCCTCCGGCGCCCTCTCGCTTGACGGAGCCAGGGTCACCCTGGTCACGGAGGGCGGGAGCTTTGAGGCGTACGTGGATGCACGTGCGGACGAACGGATCAATGAGGGCCTGGTCAATCCGGCCGGCCTGGGAAGGACGCTGTAACGAATGAGTACCCCCACGGAGGACCCCATCGTGGTCACGGACCCGTATGAGATCCCTCAGACGGAGGAGACCACCGACGAAAACGGGGACACCACGCTGGTGGGCTACCCGTCGGACGGAGCCATCCCGGTGGAGGCTCCGGCGGACACCACCAGCGACGGAGCCCCCGCTCCGGCCCCGGGGGACGGTAACGAACCCCAGGGCGCGTAAGTCACCGGCCCAGCTACTCACGTGAGTAGCTGGGCCCCCTCCGAGAGATGGACACATGGCGTTCCCTAACCCGAACCTTCTCCCCAGTGATGCGGCCACGTTCGAGAGCGGGACGCATTCGTGGTTGGAGCCCACCTCCAACACCACACTTGCCGTGGTATCCGGCCAGTACCTGGAGGGCTCCCAGTCGCTCCGGTTCACCGCTACCTCCGCCGGCACGGTCCAGGCGTATTCCCCGTACGTCACGGCCACCCCGGGCAAGACCTACGTGGCCCGCATTCCCACCCGCATCGGCACGGCTGGAGCCGGTAAGAAGTTCACCGCGCGGCTCCTGTTCTACCCGGCCACGGGTGCCAACATAGGGTCTTTCAACTCCAGCGTGACGCCCTCCTCCACCAGTTCCGGGTGGTCTGCAAACAACTATCCAGCCGTGTCCGCCGTGGCCCCGGAGGGTGGGGTCCGCATGCGTATCGCGCTCATCGCTGAGGGCCTGGCCGCCGGGGAATCCGTCAACATCGACGATGTGTACTTGGGTGAGGCGCCGCAGATCACCGGCAACCTGTACCCGTACTCCGTCCAGTCGATGGAGTCCGGAATAAGCGAGTGGCAGAGTAGCGGGACCACCCTCGCCACGCTCAGTTGGGGGAGTGGCACCCGGTATGACGGTACGCGCTGCCTGGGAGTCCAGGCCAACAGCGTGGGGTTCCAGTACGCGCGTCCCACCACGTACGTGCCGGTAACCGCTGGCAAGGAGTACGTTGGGGAGTTCTGGGTCTACAGTCCCGTTGCTACCTCCGTGGACCTCCTGGTCACGTGGCACAACGACACTGGCACGGAGGTAGGCCGGCTCACCTCTACACGCACCCTCAGCGGAGGCGCCTGGGGGTACATGATCGGTGTTCAGGTGGCACCCCAGGGAGCCACCCAGGCCCGCATATGGTGCCGGCCCACATCCACGGCCATCGGGGACACGTTCTACCTGGATGAGGTGGCCCTCAAGCCTGCCCCGAACCCCCAGGGCAACCTCCTCACGTATGACGAATACTCCACGGAGTCCACGCTCCCCGCCTGGACCTGGACGGACGCCACTTACGACAGGGTGTACTACACGTCATCCATCACGGACGGCCGGTACACCCTCTCCGTCACACCGACGTCCAAGACCACGGTATCGGGCACCCTTGACAGGCTGGTCCCGGTGACGGCCGGCCAGACCTACCAGCTCCGGACCATGATCCTGAGACACAACCCCACTAGTGAGGTCATAAGCCTCACCGGGCGGGTTCGGGTGGACTGGTTCGATGACAACGGGGCCATGGTCCAGGCGGACGTCCCGGACCAGTTCTACAGCGTGACCAGCTCCGTCGCGTACTCCGGCATGCTGGTGGCTGAGACCCGGACATGCCCAGCGGGAGCCACACGGGCCCGGGTGGGAGTGGAGATTGACCACTCCACCTCACTGGCTGACTTCTACTACGTGGACCAGATCCAGCTTTACCCGTCGGACCCGCTGTACACGTTGAACGCCAACAACGGCATCGGGGCCGTCACGCTGAGAATCAACTATCAGCCTGGGTCATCACCCACCTCCATCACCATCCGCCGGGTGGACGCCGATGGTTCGCTGACCCCCCTCCGGGGCTACGGCCAGGAGTATGACCGTGCCCCGTACACCACCTCTCCCGTGGTGGTGGAGGACTATGAGGCCCCCCTGGGGAGTCGGATCTGGTACGTCGCGGAGTGGTACAACTCCTCCGGCGTCCTGGTCGCACGGCTCCAGACCCAGATCATCACGGCCCCCGTCCTGGCCGATGGGGATTACGTGTGGTTCAAGTCTCCGGGCCTCCCGGCCATGAACGTCATGGTGATGATGGAGACCGCAGTCAAGTGGGACCGGGCCGCCCGTAGCGCAGCACTGACCATCGTGGGCCGGCGGAACCCCGTCCAGATCACGGACGTCCGTGGAGGCCGCACCGGGTCGCTATCCATCCTCATCTGGGATGAGCCCAGTCAGGTCCTGTTTGACCAGCTCCTGGACCCGGGCCTCCCGGTGCTCATTCAGGCCATGCCCGGGTACGGACTCCCCGGCAACCTCTACGTGTCGGTGGGGGACTCCTCCACGGAGTCCGTGGTGAACGTCGCCAGCGATGAGGGTTGGCGCTGGACCCTGGCCGTGAGCGAGATTGACCGGCCGGAGGGCGGCCTCCAGGGCTCCGCCGCAGGTACATGGCAGGACGTCATGGCCACCAACGCGGACTGGGGCGCCGTGGACGCCACGTTCGGTAACTGGGCCCAGGTGCTCACCAACGAATGACCCGCTGGGGACCAGCTACTCACGTGAGTGGCTGGTCCCTCCGGGGACCCCCAAGGAGGGCCCACATGCTTGCTACGTCGTCCCGCTGGGCCAAGGCCCTCACCGGTAGTCACGGCCTGGCCGTCAAGGTCAACGCGCTCTACAACGGGGCAGTGACCAAGGAGGGCCTGGGGTTCACGGAGGGCTCCGTCAAGGTCGACCGTGGCAGCGAGACACGACGTTCCCTGTCGCTGACCCTCCCGGACCCCCGTGACTTTCCCGTGGACCCCACGGACACGTACGGGGTGTACGGCCAGCGTCTCTACGTGGAGCGTGGCATCCGGTACCTGGACGGCTCCACGGAGCTGGTCCCGATGGGAACGTTTGTGATCACCGGGGTCTCCGGCAACATCCACACGGGCCCGCTCACGGTCACCGGGGCCGGCCTGGAGCTCCTGGTGAAGCGGTCCAAGTATGAGGCCGCAGCGTCCACGAACGGCCGGACGGCCAACTTGTTCGTGGAGCAAGCCATCCAGGAGGCCATTCCCGGGGCTTCATTCGTCTCCACGGCCACCCGGGGGACCCGGTTCCTGGCCACCAAGACCTGGGAGGCGGACACTGAGCGCTGGGCGGCCATCAAGGACGTCGCCACGGCCATCGGGGCAGAGGTCTACTGCGACGCGTACGGCACGTTCCGGATGGTGGACGTCCCGGACGTAGACCTCCTGGGCTCCCCGGTGTGGACCGTGAATGCCGGTGAGCGTGGCGTCATGGTCGCTGCGGACGTGACCCTCTCCGGGGACGACGTATTCAACCGGGTCATTGTCACGGGGGAAAACGCGCAAGACAACGTGCCCGTGGTTACCGGGACGGCCACCATCACGGACACGACGGACCCCCTGTACTACGGCGGCCCGTTCGGCAAGGTGACTAAGCGCGTGTCCTCCAGCCTGGTGACCACGGCCCCGGACGCCCTCACCACGGCCCAAGCCCTCCTCCGCAAGTACAGACAGGCGAATCGCTCCGTGGCCCTCTCCGCCGTTCCTAACCCCGCCCTGGACGCTGGCGACTGGATACGGGCCGACTACGGACCCGGGATCTCCCCGGAGCTCCATCTGGTCCAGTCGTTCGACATCCCGCTGTCCGTGAGTGGCGGGGCTTTCAACATCCAGACAGTGAGCGGACGTATGGAGGCGGGGGCCTGATGGCTACCAACCTGGACAAGCTTATAGGCGCCATCATCCGGACCATCCGGTCCTCCGGCGTCCTGGAGGAGAACACCCGCTCCGGCACCGTGAGCGCCGTGAGCTCCGACGGGACCGTGACCGTGACCCGTGGAGACAGCGTGTACCCCCGGGTGCGCCGACTCAGCGGATACGCGGCCCCCAAGGTGGGGGACCAAGTGATGATCCAAAAGACCTCCGCCGGCTGGATCTGCCTTGGCGCCTGGCTCACCGCGTAACCGAACCCGATAGGAGACTCTGACAGTGCCTCTGACAGACCCGTACGGCCAGAACGTCCCGTACTCCACCCTCACGGACCAGGCAAACGCCCAGACCCTGGGCCAGGGCCTGGTGGAGGGCATCGTCCCCCGGACGAACATGCGCTTCAAGTCGGCCAACGTGCGTGGCGCCACCATCACCAAGCCGGTTGCCGGGATGGTGACCTGGCTGGAGGACGTCCGCCGGCTGGAGGTCTACGACGGAACCGGGTGGTCTACCATCACGGCCGGTACCTCCGCCTGGACCACGATTCAGCTCACTCCGCCGTTCAACCACAACGGCAACAGTCAGGGTACGTTCCAGTACAGGCTCATAAACCTGTTCGGTGAGCTGGGCCTCATGTTCCGTGGCGGACTCAGCATCCAGTACCCCGGGTCCGGTGGTCTCACGGACCTCCGTATGAACGCGTTCACCCTCCCTGCCACCGTCCGGCCCTCCACGCTCCGCACGCTGGTGGTCCCGTGCTCTGACGTTTCGTCCGAACGAATCACCCTCAAGATGGACGTCACCACGGCCGGCCTCCTGAACCTGTACGGGACCAACGGCACAACGCGTCCTCCGTGGGTGGGCTTCAACGGCGTGTTCTGTTCACTCTGAGCCGCTGACACCAGACAACTACCTGTGTCCCCTGCCCAGTTCTGGGTGGGGGTCCTTCTACGCCCAGGAGGGCCCGTGAGCAACCCCAGCAAGATCATCGCCATCGCCAAGGGTGAGGTGGGCTACCGGGAGGGCCGCTCCGCCTCCGGTGGCTACAACAACAAGAACAAGTTCTCCCCTGCTGTCCCGGGGCTGGAGTGGTCCAACTACCAGCCCTGGTGTGCCACGTTCGTCTCCTGGGCGGCCCTCCAGGCCGGCGTGGCGGACCTCTACCCCCGTACGGCCTCCTGCCTGGTGGGTACCTCCTGGTTCAAGAAGCTGGGCCGTTTCTCGGAGTACCCCGCCATCGGCGCACAGGTGTTCTTCGGTCCGAACGGCGGGAGCCACACCGGCCTGGTCTACGACTACGACGGTACCTACGTCTACACCGTGGAGGGCAACACCAACGGGAACGGGTCCGCCGAGGGTAACGGCGTGTACCTCAAGAAGCGTCTCCGGCGCGACCCGTACGTCTACGGCTACGGGTACCCCAAGTTCTCCGAGGGCATCAAGTCGGCTGACCCCGCGTGGGCCAAGGAGGCCCCCAAGGTGGAGGCCAAACCGGTGACCAAGGCTCCGGCCAAGCCCTCCGTCTCCCTGGCCCGCATCAAGGAGGCCCGCTCCAAGGACATGCCGGCCCGTACCGGCCACGTCACCCACAAGGCCGACGTCCTCCGGGTGGAGCGTGCGCTGAACAAGGAGGGCCTCCTGGCCTCCCAGTGGGTTGACGGCTCCTGGGGCACCAAGACCCAGGAGGCGTACGACGCGTTCCGGCGCCGGATGGGCTGGACCGGTGAGGACGCCAAGGGCGCCCCGGGTAAGGCGTCCCTCTCCAAGCTGGGCCAGCGGCACGGGTTCGTGGTCAAGTCGTGAGCGAACCCCAGGACCCGCTAGGGGTCCACATCGGGGCCCGGGAGATCTATGACCAACTGGTGGGCATGCGTGAGGATGTCCGCTCGCTGGTCCAGGACCGTGAAGACACGGACAAGGCCCTGACAGACCATGAGGAGCGTCTCCGGAAGCTGGAGGCGTTCCGCCATGCGGCCCCCGTGGGTGCCCTCACCGGCATCCTGGGGGGCCTGGCCGCCCTGGCCAAGGCCGGCGGCCTCATCTGACCCCCAGCTACTCACGTGAGTAGCTGGTCCCTACCGAGAGGAACCCATGACGGACACCCGTAGGCGCACCGTGCGCACCGTATTCCAGACGGCCATCTCCCTCGCTGCGGCCATGCCGGCCATCGTGGCAGCGTCCGGCCTGGCGGAGACCTCCGGGGCCGTGGCGCTGGCGCTGGCCGTGTCCGGTGCTGTAACCCGGGTCATGGCGCTCCCCGCCGTGGAGGGCATCCTCCCGGAGTGGCTCCGCCGTGAGGGCAGCGAGCGGGTCTAAGGCCGCTGACACCGGAGGACCTCCCGACAGAGACTCATCTCACGGGAGGTCCTCATGGCCCCGCGCGCTCCGCACATCGCACTCATCGGCAAGGCCCGCTCCGGCAAGGACACGGCGGCCCAGCGGATGATCCGTACGTCCGCGTACACCCGCCTGGCGTTCGCTGACCCGCTCAAGGAGGCCCTCCTCCGCACGGACCCCCAGGTGGTCTACCCCGCGTTTCCGCTGTCGTTCCCGCAGTGGTTCGAACACACCAGGCTTTCCACGCTGGTGGAGCATCTCGGTTGGGACCGGGCCAAGGAGGAATACCCGGAGGTCCGCCGGCTCCTCCAGAACTACGGCCAGACCATCCGTGAGATGGACCCGGAGTTCTGGGTCCGGGACCTGGCCAAGAAGGTGGCCGCCGCCCACGCCTGGAACCTCCCCGTGGTGGTCACGGACGTCCGGTACCGGAACGAGGCGGAGGCCCTCCAGCGCGCTGGCTTCTACCTGGTCCGGGTGGTCCGGCCGGACAACCCCGGTATCGGGGAGGCCGGCACCCACGCCAGTGAGACGGAGCTGGATGACTGGGAGGCGGACATCATCCTCCGTAACACTGGCACCGTGGAGACGTTCCAGCGGAACGTGGACATCCTCCTCCAGGTGGCCTCCGCCCGGCACCGCAAGGAGCCCCGCTCCTGACTTCAAGCCCCTCTCCAGCCTCATGGCTGGAGGGGGGCTTTTTGCGTTCCGGGGTTGCGCTGGTGTCCAACCGTACTGTTAACTGGTGCTCCACCCGGAAACCACGGACAAAGGACACGGGACGATGCGATTCAGCCGGACCAAGAGTGCTACGGGAGCCACCCAGTACCAGGCTGAGGGCGTTACGTTCCGGTACACCGTGGAGCGTGACGGTAAGGACTGGCTCCTCACTATCCGTCGCCTGGAGACGGTGGCCGGCATCCGGGTGGCCGTCCAGGGCCGTCCGGTGGAGGAGACGACAGCGGACCGGATGACCACCTGTAAGGACATCGCCACGGAGTTTGAGGCCCTGGGGGATGGTTACCGCTCCGCTGACCACGGCCACCGTGAGCGCTTCACGGAGGCTGTCCTCCGGGCCTACGGTGACGCCAGCTCCTCACGTGAGGAGGAGGGCTTGACCCAGGCCCCCGACTCCAGTAACGTCCCTTCTCGCAACACCACGAACGAACACACCAACCAAGGAGAGATCACCATGGCCGCCAAGACCACCACCGACACCAAGCCCTCCGCCGCTGAGATCAAGGCGGACGTGGAGACGGCCCTGGAGGCCCTCACCACGGCGGACACCCAGGACAAGGTGGACGGCCTGTCCGCCCAGATCCAGGAGTCCCTCAAGGGCCTCCGGGTGAACCAGCGGGTCGGCCTGGAGATGCGACGCAAGGAGGCCGTGGCGGAGGCCACGGACAGGCTCAAGGAGGCGGCCAAGCCCTCCACGGAGGTCGCCACCAAGCCCAAGGCGTCCGCCTCCTGGATGGAGATGAAGGGCGGAGAGGAGGAGGCCAAGAAGCTGATGGAGGCCGGCGTCTCCCGCATCCGTGAGGGCGCGGAGATTGGCCTCAAGGCCGCTGACCTCTTCAAGGAGGTCGCGAATGTGATCTTCGTGGGCCGCCTCCGCCTGGAGAACAAGGCCGGCCTCCCGGACATCACGGGACGCTCCCAGGGTGCCCGGAACCTCTCCACGGACATGTTCACGGAGGCCAAGAAGACCGTGGCGGAGGATCAGGTGGACCTCCTGGAGTTCCACGCCTCCCTGGCCAAGGGCGTCCAGAACCGTATGACGGACGTCACGGTGGAGTTCCTCCGGAAGCTGGCGGGGCTCTCGTGGGAGGACGCTGCGGAGCTGTTCCCGTTCCTGGCCGGAGAGGGCGTCAAGCGCATCCTGGCCAAGATGGGCCCGGAGGCCCCGGAGGACGCCGACCCGGAGACCCTGGTCCGCTACGTCTACGCACAGAACGGAATCGACCTCCCCACGGAGACCCGTGCGGAACTGGCCGCCCGCAAGCGTGCGGAGGCCAAGGAGCTGGAGAACAAGAAGGAGGAGGCCCCGGAGGGTGAGGGCGAGGGAGAGGGTGAGGGCCAGGAGGACACCCACACCCCGGCGGAGGAGAAGCTCCTGGCCGATGCCGCCAAGCTGGCCGACACGGTCAAGAAGCTGGGCGCCAAGGGCAAGAAGCTGGAGCCGGAGCTCAAGGCCGCCCTCAAGGCCCGCCTGGACGACGCCCTCAAGGAGTTGGCCGTGGCGTCCGCCGCCCTGGCGTAACCCTCACCCCGCAAGCCGGAGCCCCTCTCCCGAACCCCCAGTGACGGAGAGGGGCTCCACCCCGTGTAGAGGACGGAGTACACCGTGAGTTATCGGGAGCTGGAGGCCGTGGACGGACCACGGTTCATGACAGTTGAGGTCCTGGGTAGCGAGGAGTCCCACGCTGCCAAGCCGTGGGGCCTGGAGACCCTGTGCGGCCTCAAAGTGGACTACCCCATGGGCAAGGCAGAGCCTACGTGTGGCCGGTGCCGGGAGGACGCTGGGCTCCCCCCGGTGGGCCCGGTGGACCAGGAGGACCTCAAGGGGACCCCGGAGACCGGAGGCTACCCGGGGCCCTTCCCCACGCTGAACGGAGAGACGGATGGCTGACCAGCGCAAGCGCAAGTGCGACCTCTGTGGACGGGTACGCAACGTGGAGGACCTGGAGGAGGTGACCGGAGGGACCTACGGATGCCGCCCCGGACGCCCGGGGTACCGCGAGTGTCAGGACGCGTTCGGGGGATAGCCTGAGAGGCCCTCTCCCGCCCTCACAGCCCCTCTGAGCCCCAGTGGCCCAGGGGGGCTTTGTCATGCCCGGAGACGGCCTCCTGGGGCCTCCTGGAGGGGCGTGACGGTTGTCAGCGCGCGGGGAGCCGTGGCCGGCCTCTCTGACCAGCACGAATGACGGTAGTGACGTTTTGCTAGTGATCCTGGAATGACATAAGAAAACCTATAGACAAGCCGGGATGACGGCCACGAACGTCATTCCGTCATCGGCCCCTCCCGGGCCCTCTCTGAGCCTGGCCGCTGACCCCGGACCACCGGAGGCAAGCAACCGACAGAGAGGGAGGCCCCCGTGGGCATCCGCACCGTGCGCAAGAGTGGCGCACGCTTCTACGTGAACCCCGCCACCCGGATCATGTACCCGGGCGTGACGTCCGTCCTGGGCATGCAACCCAAGACGTTCCTGGGCTACTGGCGCAGCAAGATGACAGCAGAACTGGCCGTCAAGTCGTTCCCGTTCCTCCAGGAGATGGTGGAGACGGCCGGCGAGGAGGCCGCTATCGCCTACCTCAAGGGTGCGGCGGACCGGTACACCAAGGCCCGCGCGTCCATCGGCAGCGAGGCTCACGACGTCTTCGAACGCCTCATTCGGGGTGAGGACGTGGGCCGCCAGCGCCAGGACCTGGAGCCCTACCGGCTCAACTTCCTGGAGTTCCTGGAGGTGGTCAAGCCGGAGCTGGTCTCCGCCGAAGACATCGCGTGGAGCGACACCCACCAGTACGCGGGATCGTATGACGTCATCATGCGTGTCCTCCTCTCCGTGGACGCCTCCGGCAACCTGTACGCCGACCCGGAGAACGGTCAGCCGTACCTCATCATCGGGGACTGGAAGACGTCCAAGGACACCTACCCGGACGTGGCCCTCCAGATGAGTGCGTACGCGCACGCTGACAAGCTCATCGCCCCGGACGGGACGGAGCGCGCGGTCCCGGAGTTCGATGGCGCCGCAGTCCTCCACATCACGGACAAGACATGGTCCTTCAAGCCTGTCAACGCCGGCGCTGAGGTCTTCGGGTACTTCCTGGCCCTCCGAAAGTCGTTCGACTGGGAGAGGGGCCTGGCCAAGGACGTCATCGGCCGACCGATCGCGAGTGGTGGCCGCATGGTCACCGGGACGGAGCGACGCAAGTGACCAACTGCCTGTGCAACCCCCAGCGTCCGGGCCTCTGCCCCGTGTGTTCCGGAGGTGGCAAGTGAGGGACCGTACCGTCCGACGCGTGATGGACGCTGAGCGGCGCCGGAGGCTCCGCAGACGCCAGGACCTCAAGGACCTGGGATGGGTTCTCCTGGGCGTCCTGGCCCTCCTCCTGGTCATCGGCAACACGGTGGCGTACTACGCGGCGCCGTGTGACTCGCTGGGCTGGATGCCTGTCAAGTCGGCCCCGCTCCGGTGTGTGGCGGGTGAGGGCCGGTGAGCGTCCCGAAGATCACCAACGCCAGGGAGTACGGAGAGGCCATAGCGGAACTGTTCGCGCTGGCCCGGCCGGATGGCAAGGGTCGAGTATCGGACCTCCTCACCGGCATCGTGGAGTACACCCAGGAGGATACCAAGGCCCGCCTGGAGGTCCCGGCTCCCGCTGGTATGTCCCGCCAGGAGGCCGTGGCGCTGGCCATTCAGCACGTGGAGAAGATGGCCACGAACGCCCGGGGCTACCAGGATGGCAACTCCCTGGCCACCAAGACCCAGGCCGTATCCACGTTCGTGGAGCTCCTCCTGGGGGAGACCAGCTCCTCACGTGAGTAGCTGGTGAATCTGGGCCGCTGACCCCAGAGAACCAGGCAGAAACCCGATGAGGCCCGGAGAGGGTGACACACCAACCCCTCTCCGGGCCTCCGCCATGCCTACCCCAGGAGAACACAGACCATGGCCATGAAGATCTGGCAGACGGACCCGGAGAACAAGCCCCAGGAGTCCGCCTCCCGTAACGCGGACCTGGACGGACTGGTCAGCACCGGCACCCAGGACGCCGACGGGAACCCCGTCTCCCTGGACACGTTCCGGTTCGCCACGTCGAACCCCGCCCTGGCCGACGCCATCGCGGAACTGTTCGGGGGAACCCCCGTGGAGACCTCCCGGACGTCTGACCACTTCATCGACGTCATCACGACCCGGGACAAGCTCCTGGTCATCGTGGACGGCCCCCAGGGTCTCTACAGCGACATGAAGCGCTGGCACAACGGCAAGTTGGCCCACCACTGTGACGGGATGGCGTTCCTCTCGCACGCCAAGGAGAACATGGTGGGCAAGGCGTGCGGGTGTCCGGAGCTGTTCGTGGAGCGCAAGGAGGCCGCGCGGGATGGCATCGGCCCTTCCCCCTCCATCGACCTGACGTTCAGGCCGGCGGATGACCCGGACCTGGGCACGTTCAAGCTGCACACCGGGTCCTGGGGCCTGGCCAAGGTCCTCCACCAGGCGGAGGAGAAGCTGGAGCGCATCGACGGCCCCGCCCTGGTGGAGATCTCCCTGGAGCTGGTGGAGTTCACCATCAAGAAGGGTCCCAAGAAGGGGACCAAGGTGAGCTACTACCTCCCCAAGATCCGGCCCATCAAGGCGTACGCGGACGCCGTGGCGGATGACCCCACGGAGGACTACGAAGGGGAGGCCCCGTTCTAGTCCGCTGACCCCGGAGCACTGGGCATGAACGCACCCCAGGGCCCCAGCGTCGCACCCCGGATACTGCCTCCACGTCAGTGCCCGGGGTGCCCTCCCGGCAACACCCTCCCGGTACTTCCCGGTGAGGTTGCATGCGGCACCCATGTCTGGTGGGCCGCTGACAACGGTGCACAGAGTTGCATCGACGATGACTACTGAGGAGAGACTCATGGCCTTCTACATCGTTTCGAACCCCGCCAACGCGTCCGGTGAGGCCGGCGGGTTCGTGGCCGCCGTGGTCCGGGCCGGTGGCCGTGTCCAGGCCCGCAAGCTGATCACGGAGTCCACCGGGCACTCCTCCACGGAGCTGGTGGTCACCAAGCTGGAGGACGGCCGGAACGTCCCGAACGGCGTCATCCTCACCGACTACTCCACCAGCGAGTGATGGCCGGTAGCCCCGTCCTGGACCACTTCAAGGAGGCCCTCCCGTTCGCGTCCGATGAGGCCGTAGCCCTCCCGCTCTGGGAGTACGCGCCGGAGGCCCGTAAGGCCGTTCTCAGCGAGCGACGCCGGCGGGGCCTCCTCCAGGACCCGGAGGACGTCACGGTGGACCCCCTGTACCACTAACCCCTTGGCCCCATCTTCCCAACCGGGAGGGTGGGGCCTTGAGGCAGTAGGAGCCCCGTTCGGGGCTGGAGAGACGGAGAGACGCATGGCTACGGCATCGTTCACCACAGGGTCGGAGACCATCACCCACAAGACCATCCACCTGGAGCTCACGGAGGAGGAGGCCCAGGCCCTGGCGTGCGTACTGGGCAAGGTCGGTGGAAAGCCGGAGGGCCGACGGGGGACCACGGAGGGCGTCCTCCGGGCCCTGGAGCGCACGGGGGTCAAGTGGTTCGGGACGCCGACCCTCAAGGACCTCAAGGGCTCCCTCACGTTCGGGGAGGTCTGAGCATGGCCAAACGTGGCACCATCACGGACTACTCCGGGGAGCCCATCCGGCCCGGGGACCTCATCGCGTACGCCTGCCGAGAGTCCAACCGGGTGCGCATGGCCGACGCCTACGTCCTGGACACCAAGACCGAGAAGTTCAAGGGCCGCCTCATCCCGTTCCTGCTGGTCAAGCCCACCGGGGCGGAGTCCGGGTTCACCCGACGTAAGTCCATGCGGTCCGTCTGGATCGTGGTGGAACACGTCCGGCTCATCGAAAGTGACTCGCTGAGCCCCCAGGAACTGGCCAACCTGCTGAACGGCAAGTGAGGAGAGAGACATGACGGAGTTCAACAAGGGCGCCCTGGTCACCATCACGGGGGACTACAAGCGTGCCCAGTACACCGTGGAGGCCGGCCCGTTCAAGGCCATCGCCGTGGACCACGGGTGCTACGTGCTGGAGGGTCCGGGAGGAAACCACCGATGGGTGGCCGCCCATCGGCTGGAGGCGTACCGGGACAAGCCGGAGGGCTACCGCAAGGGGGACCGCGTCAAGGTGGGCACCCACGGCCTCCTGGGCATGGGCACCCTCATGGACGGCCCGTTCCGCCAGGCCAGCGGCCAGGTCTGCTGGCTGGTCCTCACGGACTCCCCGGCCAACCACGTCATGGTCCCGGAGGCGTTCCTGGACGTCCAGGAACGTCCGGGGGAGAAGCGGGACACGGAGGGTCACGTCACCATCGGTAACAAGGTGTACGCCGTGGGGCCCAGGTACCGGGACCGGTACGGGGATCTCTGGGACACGG